GCTCAGTTGTCGCCGGAATTCACCGCTCGTCTTGTTGACCGTTGGCGAGAGCTTGAAGGGGCAACCGCGAAAATACCACAAACCTTTTCTGAGGCATTGCGCCTTGCGGCCGACCTTGAAGACCAGAAGGCTGAACTGGAGAAACAGCTTGCTCTCGCAGCACCTAAAGTTGAGTTTGCCGATCGAGTTGGCGAGGCCAGCGGAATTTTGATTGGAAACTTTGCAAAGGTTGTTTGTATTGGTCCAAACAAACTGTTTGCGTGGATGCGCGATCACAAAATCCTTATTGCTTCAGGTGCCCGGCGCAATGTGCCAATGCAGGAATATATGGATCGCGGCTATTTCACAGTGAAAGAAACAGCGGTCAATACAAATCACGGAATACAGATATCGTTCACCACAAAAATCACCGGGCGTGGTCAACAGTGGCTGACCAGAAAGCTGCTCGATAACGGAATGCTGAAAGTAACAGGGGAGGCTGCTTAATGGCTAACCTACGCAAAGAAGCGCGCGGCAGAGAATGCCAGGTACGTATTTACGGCGTATGCAATGGCAATCCTGAAACTACAGTTCTGGCACATTACCGGATGGCTGGAATTTGCGGAACGGGAATGAAGCCTGACGACCTGATCGGCGCATGGGCTTGTAGCGCGTGTCACGATGAAATCGACCGACGCACCCATAATCTCGACAACAAAGACGCCAGACTTTACCACCTCGAAGGCGTGATCAGGACGCAGGCGATACTGCTGAAGGAGGGGAAGATTAAGCCATGAACGAATATCAGTTTGTGCTTCCATATCCGCCGTCGCTGAACACCTACTGGCGAAGACGGGGAAGCCAATACTACATCAGCGATAAAGGCCAGAAATACCGAAAAGACGTTCAGAAAATCATCCGCCAACTCAAGTTAGACATTTTCACCAAATCACGACTCCGTATCAAAGTCATCGCAGACGTTCCAGACTCCCGCCGCCGCGACCTCGACAACATCCTGAAAGGTTTACTCGACTCCCTTATCCACGCCGGATTTGCGGAAGACGACGAGCAATTCGATGACATTCGCGTAATTCGTGGTGTGAAAGTATCAGGCGGACGGCTTGGAATAAAAATCACCGAACTGGAGAACACATGAACAAAGCATTCGAACGATATATGCGCCAGCGTTATGGCAATCGCTACGATCTTACCCGCGATGCTTACGGCTTCTACTGTCGTGAGGTTGTGAAACGAATGTTTGAAGTGTGGTGTCATTGCAAAGGATAGAGGGGAAGACGATGAGACTCGAAAGCGTAGCTAAATTTCATTCGCCAAAAAGCCCGATGATGAGCGACTCACCACGGGCTACGGCTTCTGACTCTCTTTCCGGTACTGATGTGATGGCTGCTATGGGGATGGCGCAATCACAAGCCGGATTCGGAATGGCAGCCTTCTTCGGTAAAGCTGGGCTCAGTAAATCGGATGAACAGCTTGCAGTTCAGGTGCTGGCGAGATATGCGATGGATACTGCTCCAAAGAACGTAAGGAAGGCTGCCGGGAGTGAGTTTGGCTGGTGCATGTTGGTACTGGCACAATTCGCCTTTGCTGAATATTCCCGATCGGCTGCTACTAGTGTGGCATGCCCCAAATGTAGTGGTACTGGGCGAATGGAATGTGAGCAGCTTACACGTAAGGTTTCATACCCATGGGGTAAAGCACCATATTGGGCCAGTCGATCCCGCGCTGTTCGACCGTCAGACTGGGAGAAATGGACAGAGGTAACGGAAGTTGTACCAGTCGTTTGCGATGTATGTAAAGGGAAGGGAGTGATAAGTGCCAGGTGTCGTTGTGGTGGAAAGGGAGAGGTACTCGACCGCAAAGCCACAAGCGAGCGTGGTGCGCCTGTGTTTAAAATCTGCGAACGTTGCAGCGGAAATGGATTTTCTACGGTACCGTCTACCGCAGCATATAAAGTTGTACTGAAGCGGATACCCGAACTACACGTCAGGACATGGACACGTAATTGGAAGCCGTTTCTTGATTCTCTGGTTGACATTTGTCACCAGGAAGAGCGTAAGGCCGATATTGCTTTTCAGAATGTGACAAGTTTTGGTAATGATGTAAACTAAACTTAGGCTTTTTGCGATATAGCACTTGATTTTGTCCGAATCTGTCATGTATCATTTTGATCATGCGGAATAATGCCTGAATGATTCTGACAGAAAGCCCCTTGAGGGGGCTTTTTTACTTCAATTGGCTAAAAAAACTTTCGAAATCACGAAGCTCAATCTCGTCTGCTGTTGATGAGTATTTTATCTTATTTGCAATAGGAAGCAGGTTTTTTTTGGTTAAGAACTTACTGGCTTGATGTTTCAGGTTTTTTAATCGTATGATTCGTTCTTCGATTGAACTGGCGATTTGGGCAACATTGGAAATTTCTGGGCTTGGGGTTGTTTGCAGATCAATGCCCTGAATTTTCTTTAGATCTTCTTTGAGCGCAACAAAAAACTTACGAAGATTATTTTCTGGTAAAAGCACATGGATAAATGATACCTTTCCCATGTTGAACTCACTTGTTGCTTCTCCAGATTCGCGCATGTGTTTATTCATTGCAAATAGAATTGTTTTGGTTTTCTTATCAGTTTCAACTTCTGATAGACTTACAATACCGGTTTGAGATTTTGCCAATAAGCGTATTTCTGCTGCGCCAAGCCTGCCAGAGTAGTTATAGTTTTTACTATTTTCTATAGTAGAAGATAAATAATCTATGGTGGGTTTGGTATTTCGTATGTTTTCAATGATTTTTTGCCATTCTTCGAGCTTATTTTTTGCTGTTCTGATAATTTCTCGATTGGTCTCGAGTTGCATTAGTTTATTGAAGCTAAGAACATTCTCGCCGAATTCCACACCGAATTCGTTTTTGCCGCATTTATTGCCGATGTTAGTTTCAATGCCGCTAGAGGTCTTTACAATATAACCCATTTGATGTGGTTGGTTGCAGCCAGTTAAGCCACAGTGGACTTCTTCCTTAAATTTGTAGTAGCCAATTATTTCCTCAAACTGTTGTTCTCCTTTATCTATACTGGCAACAAAGTTTGGTCTGGATGTGATTTCTTCCCAGTTATCAAGTTTCTCGATGCCGTTTTCTGTTCTAATAATAATCATGAATCACTCCATTCGAAATCGGGAGTGTTCATTTTATCGCCATAAAAACGTGATCTCCATAAGTGATTTAATATTTAATTACTGAATATTATGTGAAGTGGGGGTGCTTTGCCACGTAGCTTAAGCCCGTCGACGAGCGGGTTTTTTGTATCCGGCATCCTGGGAGCTATACGGAAAGTACACAGAAAGGAAGGTGCGACCACAATTAATAACAAAATCTTAAAAATCGCACATGGCACTATTAGTTTTCTAAATATTGTGTATTTTTTGTATTGCAGGATGACCCTGTAACGAAGTTTGCGTAACAGCATTTTGCTCTACGAGTTTGCCAGCCTCCCCCAGTGGCTGGCTTTTTTATGTCCGTAGCGTCAAAGCAGCAATGTCGCTGGGGCGTCGTGCAATTGGCGTTGAGCTGGAGAGCGGGCGTTTTGAGCAGACGGTCAGGGAAGTTCAGAATTTAGTCAGTCAGAACGGATGATATTGCAGAATTAGTTACGTACCGTTATTATCCTGCGCCCGGCCCTTTAGCTCAGTGGTGAGAGCGAGCGACTCATAATCGCCAGGTCGCTGGTTCAAATCCAGCAAGGGCCACCAACCGCCATTAGCTCATCGGGATAGAACGCCAGCCTTCTAAGCAATCGGTCACTGGTTCGAACCCAGTACAACGCACCACACTTATTTTCCCTCGCTCGCTTTTGCGGACCTTTTTTGTATCCGCGCCACGCCCGGCGCATACCAACCACAGAGCCTTTCGGGGGGAGCTTACGGAGTGGTCAGTGTGACTTTCTCTGTGGGCAGATCGCTCCCGGGCGTTGGCTCACCCACCCAAAGGAACGTCACGATGTTTGGTATTTTTGGTAAAAAAAGCCCGCAGAGCGGCAACGGAAATTAAAAAGTTTGAAAAACGCGATCTGGCACAGGCGGTGATTAACGCCGCATACCTGGTGGCCTGTGCAGATGGTGAATGTGAGGCTTCCGAGAAAGCGAAGATCGAACAGGTACTGCGTAATCAGCCAGCGCTGTCCGCGTTTACGTCAGAAATTAATGCGATGAGCGCAACCATTATCGGTCAGCTGGATACGAACTTTAAAACTGGTCGTCGTGCGGCGTTACGTGAGATCGAGGATGTGAAACACGATACGCGTGAAGCGGAAGATGTGCTGGATGTGGCGGTGGCCATTGCGGAGGCAGAAGGCGAAATTGAGCCGGAAGAGTGTAAGGTGCTGGAAGAGATTGCCGGTGTTCTGGGTCTTCGTCTGGAGAATCACCTGTGACGGTAAAACTGCGCCTGGCTGTGGCTGCACTCCTGCTGTTTCTGGTGGTGATGGTGGATTTCACCAGCAGAATCATGTCGGTGCTGGCGGATGGGGTGCTGGTCTGCGGCATTGTGGTATTGCTGTGGCCGGTGATAAAAAGAAACAGCCTGCATAATGCTTGATTTTTTTGTTTGCTGTTTATTAAAAACACTTCTGCATGGTGAATCCCCCTGTGCGGAGGGGCGACTGGTGTAGGTAGCATTTATTATGTTATAGGCAAGCCGACGCGGGTTCAGTGACACCGGCTGAATTCACCGGGAGGCACCCGGCACCATGCTTTGCCACAAAAGTGTTATTTCTGTTTTTCTCAAACTATCATCGTTATCCCTTTATTTCCGGCTGCGCATGGCGCGGCCTTTTTTTTACGACCAGCCACTGGCAGATGGTCATCCTGTGATTTGATTCCGGTTCCGGCTTTTTAACTCTGTTCCTGTACACGGGAGAAATTCGATGTCGATTAAACATTATGATGTTGTCAGGGCGGCGTCGCCGTCAGACCTTGCGGAAAAGCTGACACACAAACTGAAAGAGGGCTGGCAGCCGTTTGGTAGTCCGGTGGCCATAACCCCTTATACCCTGATGCAGGCGATTACAGCAGAAGGTGATGTGGTGGTCAGTGGTGCAACTGAGCCGGATTGGTACTACGTCATCGTACTGGCCGGGCAGTCCAATGCCATGGCTTACGGTGAAGGGCTTCCGCTGCCGGATTCATATGATGCTCCGGATACGCGCATTAAACAGCTGGCGCGCCGCAGTACAGTGACGCCGGGTGGGGTTGCATGCAGATATAACGATATTATTCCGGCCGACCACTGCCTGCATGATGTGCAGGATAGGAGTACGCTGAATCATCCGAAGGCAGACCTGAGCAAAGGGCAGTACGGCTG